ATCTTGCAGAACGTGACTGCCGCGGCTATTGCGGCTCTCACGCAAGCATCACAGGGCAAGATCGAACTTATCGCTCGTGTTTTTGCTGAAACGGGTGTAAAAGACTTATTCAAAGGACTCTTACATCTCTTATGCAAGTACCAGGACAAGGCAGTCATCCTTCGGATGCGTGGGCAGTACGTCCAGTACGATCCGAGAGAGTGGTCGAACCAATACGATGTGTCAGTGAATGTGGGTCTTGGGACAGGCAACATCGAGCAAAAGATGGCGATGCTAAGCATGGTCCTCTCAAAGCAAGAGCAGATGCTCCAGATGTTGGGGCCAAACAATCCTTTAGTGTCGCTCTCGCAATATCGCGCAACGCTCGGCAAACTGGTTGAAGCGGCAGGGTTTGCGGATTCTGCTGAGTTCTTCAAGCCCGTCACACAAGAGGTCGATCAAGCCCTTGCACAACCCCAACAACAAGGTCCAGATCCTGCGGTCCAGATGATGATGGCCCAAGCGCAAGCAGACATTGAGATCAAGCGTCAGAAAGCAATGGCTGACATCCAGCTTGCAAGAGAGAAGGCCGTAGCCGAGTTAGAGCTTAAGAAGATGGAGTTCGAGGCCGAGGCTCAGATGAAGGCTATGAAGGTAGGCGCAGGTATTACTTCTAACATCGAGATACCAGGGTAAGTCATGGCTACTTATAACGGCTATACAACGGATCAGCTTCGGGCGTTTGTCAATCAGTATTTCTCAAACCCGAATAGCGCGGACATCCAGTATCTTCGCAGCCAGGGTCTGATACCAAACACCAACCCCGATACGTTGCTCTACTTTGGCCTGACGAATATGTTGGGCTTTAGTCCGAGCCAAGCACAGGCTGCGGTGTCGGATGTGTTTTCTGCTTCGTCTGCCACTGAGCCAGGAACTGAAGAACCTCCAGCAGATCAAGGGGGTGGGTACACTGAACCTCCGGCTCCTCCTCCACCTCCTCCTCCGGTTTATACAGCGTCTGACGGTAGAACCTTTGGTTCTGAGGCAGAAAGAAACGCTTACGAGGTGACCTTAAAAGCGCCAACGATTCAAGAGGTAATCAACAAAGTGACACAGCCTGTTGCGCCAAAACTTGAGTCCTGGCAGAAACTCGATGCTAACGGGAACATCGTCAACAAAACGATGGCCGACTACACGTTTACGGAGATGATCCCGTTCGCTCAGAACCTTATCGCGCAACAGCAAGCGGCAGGCAAGTACATTACACCTGATGAGTTCAGAGTGTTCGCAGGACAACAAGGCGTTCCTGATAGCCAAATGGCTGCATTGGTTGCAAGCCTTAACTTCCCAAAAGCTCCAGCCGTACAACAACCCGCCGTCAATCAGCCTGTAAACAACACAAAACCACTGTCTGCGTACACAAGCGCAGAAATGATTCCGTATATACAGAATCTATTCAAAGACAATCCCAACGTATCTGCTCAGATGATCAGGCAATACGCTATGTCGCAGAACGTCCCTGCAAGCGTTATTGACGCGGCTTTGGGTGGTGTACAAATACCGACCGCTAACTTTGTGCCGTTTACTGTTGGCGGCGGTACAACTTCACTAAAGGCACCTACAACTGATTTCTTTTACGGCGCAGGCCCAACACAGCAAGCTCCGTTTATGTTTAAGTCAGGGGCGGCTGGATATACCCGTTTGTTACCTCAGTCACTAGAGTTTGGGGTTCCTGCTGTCACAGGAACTAAGCCAGAATTCAAACCTGGGGTCTTTGATAAGGATGCGCTGCAAAAATCCTATGAGTCGCAGACTAAAGAAACGTATGGTGGCGAACCCTTTCAAGGGGGTATGTGGAATGGCGGCAAGGTTACCAAGGACAAGATCGCTTACGAGAAAGGCGGGAAAGTCAAAGGTTTACTTGGGCCAAATCCAAGCAATCCTGATGATGGGTATGGAAGCCTACAGGTCGGCGAATACGTCATTCGTAAGAAGGCTGTCAACAAATACGGCGAGGATTTTTTGAAAGCACTCAACGAATCACGGCTACCTAAAGACAAGGTTAAGAGTCTCTTATGACAAAATGGGAGCGAGCCAAGGCTTTACTTGGCGATGAGTTTCTGCAAGAGGTCTTTGCCGAGTTGGAAAAAGACAACATCTTGCGTATCATCAACAGCAATCCTGATGAGATTGACAAACGCGAAGAGGCTTACGGGTCGATTCGGGCAGTCAATCAGGTAAAAGCCCGTTTGGAAGCTATTGCCGCTGAAGGCGAGATGGTGAAAAAACGGTTTCGTATATTTTGAATTGAGGTTAGTTTATGGAAGGCAGCAACCCGCAAGGGACTAGCTTGACAGTGGGACAGGCAGCAAATGCGTTCTTAGGGATGATGGGTGGCGGCGAACCTCCGCAGGAGCAAGTTCAAGACCAGCCAGACGAGCAAGAGCTTGTTGCCAGTGAATCTGAGCCAGAGGAGTCTGGAGAGGAAGTTCAAGAGGAGGAACAGCGTTTTGTCGTAAAAGCAGCAGGCGAAGAACGCGAGGTGACCCTCCAAGAACTGATCGAAGGCTACCAAAAGGGTACGGATTACCACAAAAAGACTAATCAGCTTGCCGAGCAGAGAAAAACGGTCGAGGCCGAGAAAGCTGCAATCGAGCAAGCAAAGCAGGCGAGAGATGCTTACTCAGAGCGTCTGAAGGTGATGGATAACTTCCTGTCACAGCAGATGCATGGTGAGGATATTGAAAGTCTGAAGGAAACCGACCCGATTGCTTATGCGGTCAAGGTCGCAGAACGTACGCAGCAAGAAAAGCAGTTGGCTCAATTACGCGCTGAACAGCAACGCATTGCTAGAGAGCAACAGGCCGAGCACGAAGCGGTGATGGAGAGACGTCTTGTTGAGGAAGCTAAAAGGGTTGCCGAGGCAATTCCTGATTACGCGCATCCTGAGAAGGGTGAGAAGGTACGGTCTGAACTTCGGAGCTTTGCCAAGTCCATCGGATATTCGGATGCTGAATTGGCAAATGCGACAGACTCTCGTGCTGTGTTGACGTTGTGGATGGCAAGCCAGTACCAGAAACTGCAAAAGGCTAAGCCTGGTGTAACCAAGAAGGTTACCGAGGCTCCCAAGATGCTTAGGTCTGGGAACGCGACAGGTAAGACCATAGCAACAGAGGCTGCAAAACAGGACTTTGCGCGGCTTAAGAAGACGGGATCTCGTCAAGACGCTGCCAGGGTATTTGAACGATTCTTATGATTTAGGAGTTAAAAATGACTGTTCCTTCAGGTACATTCCAGACCTTCACGGCTGTAGGCCAGCGTGAGGATTTGACTGATGTTATCTACAACATCAGCCCCACAGAAACCCCTATCCTTTCGTCGCTTGCTCGCACGAAGGCAACCGCTGTTTACCACGAGTGGCAGACGGATACCCTCGCAGCAGCAACCACCAACAACGCTCAGGTTGAAGGTGACGATGCAACGGCTGCAACCATCAGCCCAACGACTCGTCTTGGTAACTATACCCAGATCGTTGCTAAGACGATCCAGGTTTCCGGCACGATGATGGCTGTTGATCTTGCAGGTCGCCGCGCAGAGAAGGCTTATCAACTCTCGAAGGCTTCGCAGGAACTCAAGCGTGACCAAGAGACGATCATTGCTGCTAACCAGGGACGTTCTGCTGGCAACTCGTCAACGGCTCGTAAGATGGGTTCGTTGTTGTCTTGGCTCAAGACCAACTCGAACTACAACACCACGGACGGTGCTAACCCCACCACCATCGGTGTTTCGACCCGTAGCGATGGTACGACCCGTACCTTCACCGAGGCAATCCTCAAGGATGGTGTTCAGCAGGTTTATACCTCTGGCGGCAGTCCCAAGATCCTCGTTGTTGGTCCTGCTCTCAAGCAGACGGTATCTGCCTTTGCTGGTATTGCAGCACAGCGTTACATGGCTCCCGATAACGCTCCCACGACCATCATTGGCGCGGCTGACGTTTATCTGAGCGACTTCGGCTCGATCTCTGTTGTACCTGATCGTTTCGTCCGTAGCCGTGATGCGTTCATCCTTGACCCCGAGTACGCAGCGATTGGTTATCTGCGTCCGTTCCAGACGAACGAACTTGCAAAGACTGGTGACTCTGAGAAGACCCAGATCCTTGCCGAGTTCACGATGGAAATGCGTAACGAAGCAGCCCACGGTATCCTCGCGGATCTGAAGACCGCTTAGTTATAAACTTGTGGTAAAAAGAAGGGAGGCGTAACAACCTCCCTTTTTTGTTGCTCGCTAAGGCTCGTTAAGGCTCGTTAAGGATCGCTAAGGCTCGTTAAGGCTTATGAACACGAAGACTACATTCCATGCTACCGACGATCAGTTTGTGTTCCAGAGAACGCAAGAGATAACTGACATCGTTGAGCAGAACAAAGCCCTGTATAACGCCACAGACGAGCGTGAGCGGTGGGGAGAGTGGACACGTTACGCGCAGCTTCCCTTTGTTGTTGTTGATGACCTAAACGCCAAGGGCATCATGCGAGGGTTTGCGGTGATCGACGAAAAAAGATTCAGGGCGTGGATGAACGACCCAGAGAACAGACACTTCAGGACGAGGCCAGGTAAAGTATGAAAGTAGCTTTTTGCGTCCCATGTCGGGACACGATGATGACGGGAACGTCTTTCGATATGGCTCGATTGGCCGCGTATGACGGAGCGAATCGGGTCGGTAAACACGGTGGGGCTTTGCTGCTCTACACAGCGCCAGGTACGCTCATCTTCTCTCAGCGCGAGTCTCTAGCGAAAGAAGCATTGGCTGATGGTGCGGAATACATCCTCTGGGTGGACTCTGACATGAGATTCCCCAAGAACACCTTAGAACGTCTATTAGCTCACGGCAAACAAATTGTCGGGGTCAATGCGGTTACGCGGCGAAAGCCTGTGTTACCCACGGCCATAAACTTCCATCAAGACAAGGAAATCTTCGAGAAGATCGAGAGTCGGGGGAAGAAGGGTATCGAGGCTGTGACTGCTGTAGGTTTTGGGGTTGTCTTAACCCACAAGTCTGTGTTTGACGCTATGCCCCAACCCTGGTTTGATGTAGTATGGGGGGCGGGTGGTCTAATTGGCGAAGATGTGCATTTTTGCGTGAAAGCCTTAGATCACGGTATTCAGACGTTCGTGGATCACGAATTGAGTCTTGAGATAGGACACATAGGGACGCACGAATATCGATGGAGCGATGTCGAATATGGCCCTAAACACTTACAGCGCACTACAAACGACGATAGCTAATTATCTCTCACGAGATGATCTTACTGCCGCGATCCCCGACTTTATCCAACTCGCAGAAATACGGCTTCGTCGAGATCTACGCCTGCGGCAGATGCTTGCACAAACATCGACAGCGGCAACAGGTGGGGTTGCTACGATTAGCCTCCCTAGCGACTTCCTGCAAGCAAGGGATGTGTACGTTGATTCTAATCCCGACTTCCCGATCACATACTCAACGCCAAGTACGTTCATTAGAAACGGCAGGACGAACGAGAGTGGTGTACCGGCTTTCTACACGATCCTCGGCTCGACAATTCAGTTTGCGCCAATTCCTGACAGCAATTACACGATTAAGATTTTGTACTACGCCGCGCCTGATTTTCTCTCGACTTCCAATACATCCAACGTCTTTCTAGCCAATTGTCCTGACGCGATCCTGTACGGAGCGTTAGGCGAGGCTGAGCCCTATCTCATGAACGATCCTCGGTTGCAGACCTGGGGTGCTTTGTATGATCGGGCTATTGCCGCTCTCACAAGGTCTGATGAAGAGTCTCAGTATTCTGGCGTTCCTCTCACGATGATGGTAACCAAGCGATGAGGGTGAACTTTGGCGAGTGGCTCCCAGATCAGCCAGGTGTTGCTGGAGCCCTTGTAGACGCTAAGAACGTTATCCCTCAGCAGGTTGGATATGGCCCTTTACCTTCGCCCAGTGAATGGAGCAATGCGGCTTCAGAGTCGCTTAATTCGGTGGTTGCTGCGGCGGCTCCTGACGAAGCGGTCACGGTCTTTGCGGGTGGCGAGACAAAGCTCTTTAAGCTAGGAACAAACCTAAATCTATCTGATGTTTCTAAGTCCGGTGGGTATACAACCCCATCAGATCAGAAATGGCGATTTACACAGTTTGGCAACCGAGTGATCGCGGCTAATGGAGGCGACAGGCTCCAGGGTTACCTGATGGGCTCATCGACCTTGTTTGCGGATCTTGGTGCTGCTGCTCCTAAGTCTCGGTATGTTACGACCGTAAGGGACTTTGTCGTTGCTGGCTTTAACAATGGGGCAACGGTCTATCCTAATCGTGTTGAGTGGTGTGCGTTAGGTGATGAAACGAGCTGGACTCCTGCTGCAACGACCCAAGCGGACTATCAAGACATCCCTGACGGTGGGCATGTCAAGGGATTGACAGGCGGCGAGTACGGCATTGTGTTTATGGACCGCGCGGTGGTCAGAATGTCGTACGTTGGAAGCCCTCTTGTATTCCAATTTGACACGATCTCTAGGGGTCTTGGGTGCATGGAACCCAACTCGATCATCCAGTACGCGGGGATGTCGTTCTTTTTGTCTGACGATGGGTTTTACAGGTGCAACGGTCAAGCGGTCGAGTCCATTTCTGTCGAGAAGGTGGATAGATGGTTCTTTAATAACGTCGATATATCGCAACTCTCCTCGATGTCTGCTGCGGTAGACCCGCTTAAGAACCTTGTAATCTGGTCGTTTAAGACGGTCGATCAGTCAACTTTCGTGCTTATCTACAACTTTAACCTCAATAAATGGTCTTACGGTGAAGTGAATGTAGACACAATAGCCTCATCTACCGCGATCACGACAACTTCATCGTCCGGCCTTACCTTAGAGCAACTGGATGCTTACGGAAGCCTTGAGACGCTCCCTGCAAGCCTTGATTCCTTTGGATATACGGTTACATCTACCCTCTTGACGGGTACGTTAGGGACCAAGATCGTTGCCTTTTCGGGTTCCAACCTGACAGCAAACATCGTCACACCTGATCTCTCGCTCAACGACACGCCAAGCGTTATTACCTTGGTTAGGCCGGTTATTGATGGCGGCTCTTGCTCGGTTCAGATCAACTCAAGGCGCAGGCTCAACCAACAAACCGACTTTACCGGCTCGACCTACTCGGCTAATGACGATAATCGGATTGGATTAAGGTCTGCCGGAACCTATCACAGGTTAAAAACCATTCCTTCCGGTGTCTGGTCATCTGCTGTAGGTCTGGATGTCACGATTGTTCCGCAGGGTTTGAGATGATCTTCCGTACGCTACCTCCGTTTGGTGGCGATCAACGCGCTGTTGCCGAGATTGTTCGCGGCATCATGGACGGTAAGACCAACAATACGGGAACGGTCACGTTAGCCACAGGAAACGCGACTACAACCACGATCACAGACGCTAGGATAGGGGTAGAAAGCAAGATCATCCTTGTCCCTTACTCTGCTGCCGCTTACGCTGATTCGATCCCTTACGGCTCGTTTTTCGACCTTAACGATCAATCTGCCGCGAGCACAACAACGGCTTATGCAATCACGTTTTCTAATACTGACCTATCGAATAACGTCTACTTGTCGAACTCATCGAGGATCAATGTAAGGGCTGCTGGTAAGTACAACTTTCAATTCTCAATCCAGTTTGCAAACGATGATTCGCAGATTCAAGATGTTGATGTTTGGATTAGAAAGAATGGCACTAATGTCGCTGACAGTAACTCAAGGTTTTCAGTTAACTCAAAACACGGTTCAATAAAAGGTCATGTTATTGCTGCGCTCAATCTTTTTTTAGACCTTGCGGCTAATGATTACATCGAGTTGATGTGGGCTACAACATCAACGCTGGTCATCATCGAGCATATCGCCACTCAAACGAGTCCTACGCGACCTGCGACTCCTTCGGTGATTGCCACGATGCAACTTGTGAGCGGGTTTTCTAACGGTGGGGTTTACATCTCTTCGGTTACGAACGGGTCCGCGACGATTACGCATTTTCCAAATGCAACCTCTGACAAAACTTACGGCTATGTGGTGGTCGGATGAATGTGCAATATATCAAGCCAGATGAACTCAGAAAGGTCTGGCAGTACATCAAGCCAGGGCTTGAGGTTGTTCTCAAGAAGAGTCCCGAAGCGTGGATACCGGAGGACATCTATTCTGACTGCTTTAACCAGCGATCAATGCTTTGGGCTTTTGTTGAGGACAACACTGTTGTTGGCTTTGTTGTTTTGCAGCCTATGGGCGATAATTTGCATGTTTGGGTTGCTTATGGCAAGGGGGATTTTGATGCAGGCATGGATCATGTTCTCCGAATTGCAAGAGATGGTGGCGCGAAAACTATCAGCTTTGATTCTTGGCGTAAAGGCTGGGATCGCAAGGCTAAGGCGTTAGGTTTTAGACCCCGTAAGTGGGTGAGAGAGGTTTAACATGGCTGGCGGTACGACAAACACGGTTACGAGAACCGAACTTGACCCGACAATGCGTCCTTATGTCCAGTACGGACTAAGCGAGGCGCAAAGACTCTATCAGCAAGGTGCTCCTGAGTTTTTCACAGGCCAGACCTATGTAGGCCCGTCTCAGCAGACACAATCTGCGCTTTCTGCGATGCAGACAAGGGCTATGCAAGGCAACCCGCTTGTGCCTTTGGCGCAACAGCAGTTGGCAACGACGCTCGGTGGTTCTCGTGCTGAGACATTGGCAGGCGCGACAAGTCCCGTCTTAGCTAACACGGTTGCAGGCGGTTATCTCGGACAGAATCCGTATTACACGGCAGCACTACAGCCTGGGTTCCAAGCAGCAACGACTCAGTACCAAGACGCAATCAACCAGATGCGGTCTCGCGCTTCTGCGGCAGGGCGATACGGGACTAACGAAGCCTTAATGAGCCAAGAGCAACGCGCACAAGGTGCACTTGCTAACGCTCTTGCAGGGCAGGCTGCACAGTTAGGTTACTCTGGTTACGAGGCTGAGAGAGGTAGGCAACAACAAGCACTAGGCATGGGGCTTGATCTCTACGAAGCAGAGAGGGCCAGACAACAAGCGGCTATCGGTGCTGCTCCAGGCTTGGCCGCACAGGACTACACGGACATTGCACAACTTGCACAGGCAGGTCAGGCAGCAGAGAGCTACCAACAAGCAGCTTTACAAGACGCTATCCAGAGATTCAACTACCAACAACAAGCACCTTACGCAGCCTTACAGTCGTTCCTCTCATCTTCTTTTGGTGCGCCACAGGGGATGCAGACGGTTGCGCCTAGTTACTCTAACCCGCTTGCAGGCGTACTTGGTGCAGCACTAGCAGGAAAGGCATTGTTAGCATGAGCGGCGCTGAGCCAATTATTGCGGCTGAGGTTATTGGAGCAGCAACAGCGGCTGAGGGCGCGGCGGCAGCGGCCGCAACAGCAGCAGAAGCAGCGGCAGCGGCTAGTGCGGCACAAACGGCGGCAGCGGCAACAGGAGCGGCTAATCCATTTTTATCGGCAGCTTATGGCTCCCTGCCTGGGATGACGATGGGGTCTCAACAAGCTGCCATGCTCGCAGCGCAAACAGGTGAGTTTGGTCTACCTGGGCTGATGGCAACGGGCCAATCTGCAACATCTGCTGGTGCTGGCGGTCCGTTAGCCAAGGCTTTGTTTTCGTCTGGAACGCCAGCGACCGCGAGGATGGGTATGCAGGGATTAAGTCTCATGCAACAGTCTGCTCCACAGTCTCCACCTCCACCTGGCATAAAGCGAGGCCAGCAGGTGCAGGTAGCAGACTTTGGCTCCTTGATGGCCCAACCCGTACAGCGCAAGCGTATATCTTTGCTGTGAGGATGTGATGGAAGAATACTTAGCTCGATTGTTTGGAAGCCAACCCTCTTACATGGGGCAACTCATGGGGGCAGAGGACGCTGAGAGGCTTCGCAGAGAGGCGCAGAACCAAGGCTTGTTGGGCGCCGGTATCGGGTTGCTTATGGCTTCTGGACCGTCAGCGCAGAAACAGAATATCGGTCAGATCATCGGCCAGGGTCTGATGGCAGGCCAGCAAGCCTATCGTGGTGCTATGCAGCAAGCGGTGCAGGATCGCGTTACTGGCTTGCAATTGCAGCAAATGCAAAGACAAATGCAGGCAGAAACTAACCTACCAGAGGTTCTTCGCTCAGGCATTGTTCGTCCGGTTACTGTTCAGCAACGCCCTCTGTCGCAAGAAGAACAGGTTGGCCTTGAACAAATGGGGATGCCTACATCTCCTGTGGAAGAACGCACGATGGGCGCTCCAAGGTTAGATATTGAGCGATTGCTTTCTGCTGCTGTTTCCAAAGGCGTTCCAATTGATAAAGCATTAACCGCAGCCAAGACTATTCAAGGGGCTATGCAACCAGAGGTTAAAGAGGCAGGTGGCGTTATATACGAACGTCAACAAGATGGAACCTTTAAGCCTGTTGCTGGAGCGTCAAAGACAACAACCGTCAA